TGACCTCTGGACTTGGTTCAGCACCAACGCTGAAAAAGTCATTGAGTTTGACGCAGATACCGCTGGAACTCACACATACATCATCTCTGGCTGTGTCTTGACTGACCTTGCTATTGAAGGACTTGAGGCTGGTGCTGAGGGTGCTTTGATGGTGAACGCTTCGTTTGAAGGATTGACTTTCAACAGGGATTGAGGTGATTTAGATTGGCATCGTGGTTGGACAGCACTCTGGAGGCGGCATCTGCCGACATCGAAGTGGACATGACAGGCGTGGGATTGATGGGCGCAGACGGCAAAGAAGTGCCGACATTGATGTGCAGACCAATCTCAGCGGCAGAATATCAGATTCTCAAACAAGACCCAGAACTCAAAGGTCTGGCCGACACGGACAAGCAAGAACTTCTTGGTCTGAAAATGACATACGAGATGCTCAAGAAGTGCGACGATTCTCTGACTTGGGGCAAGTTCAAAAGTTTGCCTCTGATTCTAATTGGCGAGATTGCTCAACGAGTGGTCAAAGCGGCTGGTTCACCTTCTCCAGAAGGCGGCGGTGCGCTGGGAAAATCGTGAGATATTCTCACACTTTAGAAGGTCAATTTTATTTTCAATTGTTGAAAGAGTTCAGCATGACTCCACAGGAGTGGCGTGAACTTGACCCTCGTGATGCGGCATTCTTAGCAAATGCGTTTGGTTATTCCAACAAGGTTCAGCGTCAGCACTATCAACAAGCCAAAAACAAAATGAAGAGGCGATGAGATGGCTGTCAAAGAAGAGTTCAAACTGTCAATGATGGTTGAAGCCAACACATCTAATTTCAAGAAAGGAATGGCAGATGTCAATCAAGGTCTTGCGGCTTCTGGTGGCAAAATGGGCAAGATGGCTCGCATGGGCAAAATGGGTTTTGCCGCTATTGCCACAGCCGCTGTTGCCGCAGGTGCGGCCATTGGAATCGCCTTCATAATGAAGTCAATACAGAAGTTCGTTGAGTTTGAAGAAACTCTGTTCAGAATCGCCGCCATCTCTGGTGAAACAGGTCTGGCTGGCATTGACCCACTCAAGCAGAAAATACAGGAACTCGGCGCACAAACCAAGTCAACCACATCAGAGGTTGCTCAAGCGGCTGAGATTCTGACTCTTGCTGGTCTGTCAATGGATGACATGATTGGCGACGACTCGTCTGGAACTCAAGGTGCGCTTGAGGCTCTGAATAATTTTGCGATAGCGGCTGGAACGGATTTGCCAAACGCCGCTGGAATTGCTATCGCCACGATGAAAGGTATGGGCAAAGAGACATCTGAACTCAGAAACATCACAGATATTCTGCTCAATACGCAAGCAAAGACATTCACCACAGTCAACGACTTGGGCGAATCCATGAAGTTCCTCGCACCAACAGCGAGGGCGGCTGGAATCTCACTTGAAGAAGCGGCGGCGGCGGCAGGTATTCTGGGAGATGCAGGTCTCAAAGGTTCAATGGCTGGAACAGCCTTGCGTATGGCAATCACCAAACTGCTCAAACCTTCTGACGATGCCAGAAAATTGATGGAGGATTTAGGACTTGACTTCTTCACATTGACTCCAGCAGGTCAAGCGGCAAAGAGCGCACTCAGAGAGGTCAGTCGTGGCTTAGAAGCCAGCAAACTTGCGGCTGAATCCACCAATGCTCAATTGAAAATACTGAACTCAGAACTCAACGAGATGAGCATTGAGCAACAGACCAACAGTCTGGCTATCATGAAAATCAAGCGCAGGGCAGAGAAGGAGGGCAGAGAACTCAATGCTCGTGAACTTGACCAGATAAGCCGTCTGGAGGGTGCTAATGCAGACCTTAACATCACGATGGCTGAGAAGCGCATAACACAGCAACAAGTCAACACAGAGGCGGCTAAGAACAACGAACTCGTGTCAACCCAATCAGCACTATTCTCAGACCTCAACAAGCAGGTCGCTGGTCAGACCACAGGTATCACTTCACTTGGAGATGTATTCCAACAATTGTCTGCGGCTGGAACAACGACCAATCAGATGTTGGAGATATTCGGCATTCGTGGTGGAACAGCGGCGATGGCTATGATGGCAAACGCTGACGCTCTGGATTCATTGACGGATTCAAACTTCAAGGCACAGGATGGAATGGGGCGAACCTCAGAACAAATTGCTGTGATGGAACAATCTGGTGCATTCGCTCTGGCTTCTCTGAACTCAAAGTTTGAAGCATTCATGTTGATGGTTGGTGAGGTATTCACCCCGATATTGGTTGACAAGGTTATCCCAGCACTCATCAAGTTCATTGACGAGGCTCTGATTCCAATGTTGCCAGCATTCCAAGCACTTGCTGAACAGATGGGAGATGTGTTGCCAGATTTGCTGGAGGCTCTTGTTCCATTGTTCCTTGTTCTGGCTGAGGTGATTATTGCTCTCGCACCAATTCTGAAACTCACAGCGATGACAGTTCAATTGCTGATGTTTGTTCTCAAACCGTTCCTCGATTTGCTGGGTGGTATTGCACAGATGTTGACCGCCATATTCGACCAAGATGCAGAGGCATTCGGTGAAGGTATGAAGCGAGCATTCGGTGGACTTCTCAGAATCCTATTCCCTGTTCTTCACGCTCTGGAGGGCATATTCGGATTCCTTGACAGCACAGGCAACAGCGTTGACGAAGCCACAGGCATGAACATCAGCGGTGCGGCTAAAGGTGCGGCTGTGGGTGCTGTGGTCGGCGGACCCGTCGGTGCGCTGGTTGGTGCTGGAATTGGAATGGCCTTCTTTGCAGAGGGTGGAATCGTCAACAGTCCAACATTGGGAATGGTCGGAGAAGCGGGGTCAGAAGCAATCATGCCGATTGACAAAATTGACGGCATCATGGCATCTGCTCTCCAGCGAGCAGAAACAGGTGGAACAGGTGGCAACAAGACGACTCTCAACATATCGGGTGGAATATCCATCGGTGAGGGCAATAACCTCAATAAGCGAGATGTCCGTGATGCAGTTAGACAAGCGTTGTCAGATGTTGCTGGCATGAAGTCGAGTGGCGCAAGAGGTGTGATTTGAAATGGCTACATTCAAGCAAGACATCACCAAGCCATTCTCACGCAGATTGAACGGCCTATGTGAGATTCAAAAGTGGTTTCCAGCGTATATCAAGAATGACGGAGTGTTTGGAATATCGGTTGACCCCGTTCTATTCTCAACCACTTTCAATTCCTCACTCAAGGCTCTGACATCAGATGGTCTGGATGACGAATCCAGAACTGCTGGAATCAGAGTGGAGATGATAAATCACGATGGAACAACACCATCTGGGACTCCAACCATCCAGATTCTTGGCTCTGGCACTCTTGACGCTCGATGTGTCATCACTTGGGAGGATGGAACAAAGACTGAGTTCAGATTCGTTGCGCCCAGCGCAGATGTCAAGAGTTCCAATGTTTATGGCACTCAATCTCACGCTGGTGCTGGTGGGATGGAACAAGGAACAGACACCAGCCCAGACAATCCATCAATGGATTATTCAGCGGGTCCATATCCCGTTTTCATGACACTTCAAGAGTTCACTCAATGGCTTGACGGCAACATGAACCGATTTGACAAAGCCGCCATTGATGCGGCTGGTGGACATCTTTCTGACTTTGCATACAAAGAAGCATGGTTGCCATTTGGTTTGGTTTCACCATCCACGAGTGCATTCCCAGATGCAAATGCTGACCCCCGTATTGACACCAATAACAACGACCCGATTCCAACCGTGAGCAAAATCTGTGCAACACTTTGGATGCCAATGTTGTATGACAACAATCAATTGGACAAGACTCAAGGTTCTGGAACTCACAGCAACGACATCGTGCAAGGTGCTTGGGATGGTGCGGCGGCTGAGGATGGGTCAAACAACACCAACACATACAGGAACATGTATGATGAGGGAATGACCAGATACAGCCAGCAACCAGAGGATGGTGCTGAATACAAGTGGTGGGATGACGCTGGCGATTTGAGGACAGGAGAGTATGCGGCATTCCAACGAAACGACCCTGTTCAGCATCCAGCAAATCAATTTGATTATACCAATCTCGACATCACTCCAGCGGCCTCAGCAAGTGCAAATCCAAACTTTAGAATGAGAAGCGCATTGGCTTGCTTCTTGGCAGATGGAACATACGCTCTTATCGGCGGTTCAATCATCCCCTATGTCTATGATGACACCAGAAAAATTGGTGGCAGAGATGGCAACACCGTATATGCTGTCTGGAACGGACAAGAAGGCAAGGAATTGACTGAAACAGAACTCACCAATGTTGACACAGACAAAATGTCATCTGCTCAGATATTCCCTCTCTATGACTTCATACAGGGCCCGCTTTGTCCACCAGCACAGGGCTGGAATTGGGACAACGACATAAATGCAAATTGGCTTGAATGGCTCAACACCACCAAAGGTCTCAGAACAAACCGTGTGGCATACAACGCTGGCACATACGCTGGAACTGTCAACAACGCAACAATGAGAGTTCAGCCCAGAAGTGGAGTGGTCAGACCCAATCCAATTCGTGCGAAAATATATGCGGCTCAACAGGTCAGCACCGCTGGGGCAAATGCAATCACGAACTCTGGAACAGCCGTCATGGTCATGGAGGTTTTTGTTGAAGCACACCCGAATGCTGGCAAGAAAAATGTCTGGCATATTGGTATGCCAATTCACATGAAGTTTGCCTCTGGCACATTCGCAGAGAAGGTTGACCCTTCTGGCAATCCACTTATCAGAAGTGTCGTTGGAGTAGCAGGTTTCAATACAATGCAAATCGGCTCAATGACACAAGCACCAGACCTTAGCAAACTCCAATATCCCAACACTCTCAGCGAACTTGGCGGCACATCATCAACCTCATCAGATGGCAATTTTTGGTCTGGCAGAGATGGATGGTGGATAATCAATGGGATAACGAACTACACCAGCGAGCCAAAGACCAACATCGTTTCTGGTGCAACAGGAACATTCACAGGAGTCAAACTCTCATTCGTTGTCAATGCGGCTCAACATACGGGTCAAAGCACCAACATGAGGATGGCAGAAGAAACCCCTGCCTCATACATCAGTCAAGGCATCATGGGAGGCTCTGAGATAGTTTATGGTGGCAAGTGGGAATATGGTGGCTCTCCAACCACTTATGACGGCTGGAAGCAACATAATCTGAACCAGAATGGAATCACGCCATACGGACAATCTGCTCTGACACCCGCTGGAACAGCACCACGACTTGGTTCACGAAGGCAATTGGGAATGAATCTGTATAACATCATTCCTGTTGGTTATGCGGCTGATGGTTCTTATCTGGAGAGATTGGACACAGGTGTTGGCTTTGACGGAGGAATCTGCG